AAGGATCATTAAATAGATCCAGTGTTGACCATGTTTGTTTCATTTTATTCCCCTTTCAAGCGAATAATTTAGTTTGCCCCCCTATTGGGCAGGCATAAATATTATAGCATAAGAAAAGACGGCTGTCAAATGACAACCGCCAAATCTTATTTAGTCTTATTACAAGACGTTGTGAGAAGTTCCTCCACCAGACGACTTCTTCTTTGCAGGAGCCTTCTTAGCGGTCTTCTTTACTACCTTTGCATTCTTAACTGCAACATCTACATCTTCTACCGATGGCATTCTACCGAACGCTGGATCAGATGGATTGGCTGCTCTCAATACTACGGGCACAAGTGCACCAAGTAGTGAGTATGCTAGTGTCTGTGGATCAGTTACACCAGCAGCATACATTGCTGTTGCTGCTCCAAGTACTGATCGTCCGTATGACGCTAGTGCATTTTTGATTTGTTGGTTCATGTTTATTCCTCCTAGGATATGAACTTCGATATGGCTGTCCAAACTGGTTGGGCAAGCCATAATCCAATTATACCAGCAACACCAGCAAAAACTGGGGGAGCAGGGATTGGAATCTTAATTGGGGATATTGCGCTTATTGATAGGATAATTAAACCTAAAGTAAGCCCTACGGATAGTGATAGTAATATTTCTTTCATTTATTCCCTCGATTTTTGTAGTTGTGTATGATGATTTAAACAAACATCTAAGAGCCTTGTTTCAGTGCTAGATAGTCTTTCTCCATCAGCGTCGCAGCCAATAACACTGCAAACTCCTAATGGCTCAGACTCAAGTTGATCGTAGGTTTTAAATTCTATCATTGTCTTGAGTCCACATAATTCTTTATGAAAGGAACTATTATATCTACTTCTTCTGACGGAACAGAATTAATAAGCATATGATTTATTCCCCTGCTTTCAAGAGTCCTTACAAGATCATCAAACTGTTCATGAGTAAAATATGCAGCATCAAGAACAGGCTGCGGAATCTCTCCTTTTCTCCATACTGGCCTTGTTACATGGTTTGTTAATAAATTAAGTTCTTCTTCCGTTTTTCTAATAATTGGTGTAATCGCAATCATTATTTCCATATTATCTAATTCAAGAGGAATTTCTATAGATGAATGTTTTAAAAAATCAGACCACGCTCCACGAGCATAAATATGATATGGCAAGATAATTTTATGGCCATATTTTTTTGCTGCTTTAAAAACATAACTATTAGTTGTTGATACATAAACGTCTAATTTGTTTTTATGTTTTGGATCACGCCAGTAGCCTGGAGAATCTTTATCTTGATCCATTTCATTTAATACTTTGAGGAACTCTATCATATAGTTTGATCTGTCAAGCCCAGAAGAGTTATCATTTATACTTCCAACAATACCGCCAACACCATCTTCATGGTCTTTAATATATCCAGAGATTAAGTTGATCTGGAGTCTACCCCTGTCTATTCTATCCATAGATCTATTTATCATAGAAAGATATTGGGGAGATATTGTGTATGGACGAATTGCTACTAAGTATTTGATGTTTTCGCCCTGCTTTATATCTTTTGCTGTTTTTACAAACATATCTCCTTCTGGGATATCGTGTGTAAACATTACTCCAGAAAAATTATTGCTGTTTAGGTTTGATGGAGATTTGATATTTCCTGGATCTCCCATTATTCCACCAAAATAATAAAATTTCATCATACTATTTTATCATAATCCTCTGGAAGTAATTTTTTTAACTTATTAAATTCTGAAGATATTTTTTTTAAAGCAAAATCATGTGGAGCAACCATGCCGTCTACTGCTGCGCCATATTTGTCATAGTATTCAATCTGAGGACTAACCTCATCAATAAATGACTTAAGACCATTCTGAACTTCTTCTATGTATTGATATGCCCAATCACGAGAATCTGAAACAAATTTTAAAAAATCTTCATTAGATTTTTCTTTATCTGTTTTGCTGGCTTCGTGCTCTTGTTGTTGATGCAGCAATAGTTTTAGTGTATTGGCAAGAATAGCCTTATTATTTTTTATTTGTTTTAAATAAAGATATAAAAACAAAGAAGTAAGAATAGACAGAATAAAAATTAAAACTAATTCAATCATATCTCTTTGCCCCCTTCTCTAACTAAAAGGACTATTGCCCCATTATCTTCTAATGCTTTTTTAACACGAATCATGTACTCTACAGCCTGTCTTTTGAGATCAACCGTTTCCAAGGACATAAAGACTTTTTCTTTTGCTTTAACAGTAATAAAACTATCATTATCTATTATCTCTAAAGAAAATCCTTTGGGACATTCTAAAGATCTAAAAGCCCTTTTCATTGCATCTGTATACATATTACTCCATTGTCAGGGATTGCCATGTTGTTCCCCAATCAGTTTTTGTTTTATGGCTAGAAAATTCTTTTGATATTTCTCCATTTTCTAAGTACACACCACCCCAAACTCCCCATTCTTTACCAGATATTCCAACAGAAAAACATTCTTTTCTGACTGGACAGGTAGAGCATAACAAGTCTACAGCAGGTCTTAAAAGTTCATCTTCTTCATACTTGTCAAAAAATACATTTGTATCATAATCCAGGCATGCAGCATTATCTTTCCATTCATACTTATTCATGCTACCTTACATACTTGTCAGGTATTTCCCATCCATTTCTAGAAACGACGAAAATCTTTTTTAAGTGCCAAGCATTGTTTTTTAATGCTCCGTACTTTGATGTAAAAGCCTTATCTGACTTTACCATCTCTACAACGTCCCATCCATTCCAGGACAAGTTATTGTTATTGGAAACAATTGCTTCCATTTTTTCAAGAGAACTAATTGATATCATTATGTGTACTCCTTAGAAGTTATATACGTTTGTGTTGATGTTTTTTGATCTTGACAAGTTTACTACTTTAGAAACCTGTTCTTTTGGATTAGCAACAAAAGCAAAGTGATTGAAACTATCTATGTTTTCCTCAACCCATTCAGGACTAACTCTAAATAGTTTAATAGACTTTCCTCTAGCCTTCATTCCTCTTTCAGAAAGATTTACAAACTCTGACGCCATTGCACTAATGTTTCCTGGACCAGCAGTATATAGATAAAACTCTTTTTCATCTTCTTTTAATTCAGATAAAGCAACTGCCATTGCTCGAAGAAAAATATTATAGTTTTTGAAACTAGGCGTCCCTTGAACCCCTACTATCATCACTTACTCCTTCTCTCAGTTTGTCCAGAATGAACAACATCTGATCTAATTGTACCTTATCCATGTGGGTTGTGTCAACTCTTTGTGCAGACTCTTTGTCAACTAAGTTATTTATTAGTGGGGCATTGTAAAAAATGTTATCTTTAATCCAGTAAGCCTGACCATCTACAATAATGACCCGAACATTTGTTTCTTTCTCGTGATTTTTAGATTGACTTTTTCTGTTAAGTTTTCTTGAATATTTATTCCCACTAGAGAATCTGTACTGCAGCATTGCTTGGCTAACTATCTGTGGACTTTTTGAATTTAATCGTGATTTAATTATATAAACAGACAAAAGCAAAAGCATGCTTACGCTTGCTAGTCCTGCCCCTAAAGCGCTATTCATGAACGCATCCATTCTACTATTCTATCACTTTTTATCAAAAAGAACCTTGATTATTTGCTGAAGGGCTGTTCTTTCATCAACAGGAAGAGCCTTTATTTTATTTATATCAAAGGCCCTCTCACTTATAGTTACAATTGGGTTTGGCAAGGTTATGTCCATGTCTATAAAACCTTTTTCCCACAACTTCATTGCTACTTTTGAAAAATATGTAGACATTTCTTGATCAAGTTTGGGGTCTATATCTTTTAACATTTCTGTTCTAACATACATGTTTTCTCCTGTTTCTGGATCTTTTCCAGTAAACTTTATTCCCCCAGTTAAAACTAATCTTTCAAATATTTCATCCTCATTACTCATTTCCCTGACTTCTTTCTAGCCTTTACCAAGGCATCAAAATCTTTTACTTTAGTTTCTCCAAGGTATCCCCATGCATAACCGTCATTGATCATCATGTCGTTAAGAGATACCGTGTCTCCATTAATATATACCCAGCCTAAAATGCGACCATACTTTTCAGATGAATCCATCTTCTCCGTTTTAATTACAACAGACTTAGCGTCCTTTAGAGCCTTCTTTAAGTACTCTTTAGACTCAAGTCCAAGAGCCTTCTCTTTGAGATCCTTTGTACGAGACTCAGGTGTGTCAATTCCTGCTAATCTCACACGGGATTGAAACAAAATATCAAACCCTAAATCAATAAGAACGTCAATGGTATCTCCATCTACGACATTCTCTACTTTTCTTACATAATATTCATACATATAAGCCCCCTTAGACCCAATACTTAATTATAGCAGTTATTGCCAATACAGACCATAGTAAGTTAAACCATATTAATGTTGGTATTGTCTTTACTGTAGATGACCATATAAGCATTACACTTGATACCAGCGCAAAAATGTAAAACCACCAGATCTGCGTACCAAACAGCAGTCCTGGAATAATAATTACAGCCTTAGTAATAAATGCAAAGAACTCAACGATGTTTGGTTTATTCCAATAAGACCTATGAGTCATTGTTCGTAGTGCAATTAGCCACTCTGGCTTTTTCCTCATTTCAAACTCTCCAAAAATTCTCTGTGCCCCATACATTCTAACACCTTATGGTCTTGATATTTTTTATAATAATCATACAAGCCAACACCCTTTTTATAGTCTACAGAATTTTCTATATACATCTTAGAGATATTTTTATTAATTGTGTTATGTGCAGATCCTACAAATGTCCAACTATTTGATGACCAATATTCACTAGAGTCAATCTTGTTTGGAATTCTATTTTTCCAATTGTTAATTTTTACTTGTAATTTTTTTGGTGCATTTTCATATGAGAATTTCTCCCAAAACTTAGTGTCTTTTCTTAAGGTCATATAATGAAAATATATAAAGTTGCTTACATCATCATTCATATCTAAGATAAGTTTATTAAACTCTGACCTTATTTCCTGACAATTGTTTATTAAAAAATTTGGACTAGAAAATATATTAGTTAAACCAACCATGCTTACCCACAAAGATGTTGCTTCCAATGGCTCAACAAAGTTTGCTGCAAGACCTATTGCCACGCAGTTGTTAATCCAGGGCTCTTCGTAGCACCCAGCACTAAACTTGAAACCACCTTTGTCTTTTCTTGGATAAGTTGGCTCATAGCCTAAAAATTCCTCTATCTCTTTTACTGCTTCTTCTTCAGATATTAGGGATGAATCATAGACATAGCCACAACCAAATCGTGTTTGTAAAGGTATCTTCCACATCCATCCATATTTCATTGCAATTGCCTCTGTATAAGATGGAATTTTATCTGTCATCTCAACAAAAAATGGTACAGCAGAATCAACTGGTAGAAAATCTGAATAACTTTTCCATTTTGAGTTATAGACTTTGCCGATAATCAGTCTATGAAATCCACTACAATCAAAAACAAAATCACAGTTGATCTTTTCGTTAGTGTCTAGCACTAAACTTTTGACATAATCATTTTCATCTAATAGTACATCTTTTATTGTGCCCTCAACTAGTTTAATTCCTCTTTCTATGCCAATTTCTTTTAGCCTATCTGCTAGTTTTACAGCATTAATATGTAGAGATACATTTCCTATTTTTTTGTAATCATTAATAGGATCTTTATTAGCAACAAATCCAAAATCTCTCCTGCTTGCTTCTAAAATAAAAGGAACTTTCTTGGCTTCTGAAAGTTTTTCCATAAAGTCTATATTTTTTACGCTATTATTTAAGGCAATGCTTGCGGTAATTAATGGGCTATTGGCAAGATATTTACTAGATACGGCCTCAAAGCCTATGCTTTTGTCTGTTGTAGAAAACCCATGATAGTAAAATTCTCCATCATTGTTCCAGTTTGTAAACTTAATTCCATTCTTAATAGTTGCATCACAGTTTTTTATTAGATCAGAAATAGGTATGCCTAAATGGTCAAAAAAGTCTGGAAGAATTGGGGTAGACCCTTCTCCTGCACCCAGGATTCCTATATCTTTTGACTCAATTACTGTTATATCTAAGTCTGGGTATGATCGTTTTGCTTTAAGTGCAGTAAGCCAGCCTGCAGTTCCTCCGCCAACAATGACTATCTTCTTTGTCATTACTTTCTGCCCCACTTAACCTTGTTCCATCCACGCTCATGGAAATAATAAAGGATTGTCTTTGTAAATACCTCAAAACTTGCGATTGCACCTGCTGTGACAGGCTCTTTAGTTATGACCCAAGAGATAACAAATGTATCTGCTGTGCCGATGACACGCCATGTAATAGCCTTTAGTGCTGATCTTTGTTTGGATACATTCATGCTGGCCAGTCCATATTCTTAATTCCAATCTTATCTATGGCTTTAGATACCCATTTCTTTACGTTTTTGCGTAGCCGATATAGCATGAATGTCTGCCCCCAAATCCACTTGCTCAATCTTATAGCCTACATCACGACCATAAACAATGTTGGTAATGTTAGGCAGTCGCAAAACCAATGTATCTTTAAATGGATTGTCTTGCTGAATATATGTTGCAACCTCATCATACTTTAATGGATCTTTTTCTGATGTCTTATATGTATTGCGAACACCCACCAACACCTGCTTAGTTCTTTTGTGAGCCTCTTTCTTAAGAGCCTGATGCCCTTCATGCCAAGGCTGATACCTGCCTAACTGCAAAGTAGTTGGAGCAGACCAGTCAAACAATGCACCTGTCTGTATAACAGTATCTACTTCTTGCTCCAATGTGTATCCGTCTAGAATTCTGATATCAAATCTTTCTGGATCTTGCCACATTTTATTTGTATCTTCAAATCTACCTTGCTTAATTCTGTCTACCCAAACAACAACATTTGCTGGGCCAAATGCCTCTCTAGTTTCTTTAGTAGGACAAACAAAGTCAACAATGACAGGAGCAACACCCTGATTTGCAATTAGCCTTGCCATCTCTCCCATGCGACGAGCCTGCTCAAGTCTGTCCTCTGGTGCAAATCCCAAGTCTGAATTTACTGTTGCACGAACTTCATCTGCATTAAGATGGATAGCATTAATACGTTCTTTCAGTGCCTTGGCCAGTTCAGTCTTTCCTGATCCTGGAAGACCTATAATCTGAATAATCATTTTTCCCCCAACTCCTCATTTGGCATTATGTCAATAAGCAAATGAATTCTATCTATATCACTATTGTTTTCTACAAGGTGTGGCCTTGAGTTGTTAATTTCCCAACACTCTCCAGCCTGCATGCTGATCTTTTCATTTCCAACACCAAAGAAAACATTATCAGATGTAACGATTGGAATATGATTTCTTCTAGATAGCATTAGATAGTCTCCAGAGTCAAAGTGAATCGATATATCTTCTCTGGCCTTTAGTTTAATTAATAGAACCATGCCTCTAACACCATCATGAATTTCTTCTAGGTTTTTTATAATAGGCTCAAGTAAATCGATCAACTTAGAGTCATCAGACTCTAGTCTTGTGGCAAACTCCTGGCCACTCTTCCATTGCAGGTCTGCCCTATATACAAAATATGAGACAGTATCTTTGTGAACATCATAGTTGTCTTGTCTTGATGTGTCTAGCAACCACTGACTAGAAAAGTCTGAAACATAATTCTTTATCTCATCAATGCTATATGTGTTGTGTTTTTTAAAGTTAAAGTCTTCTAATGTTTTTCTCATTTACATGCCCACTTCCTGGTTAAAATTTTTAGAGTACCCAAACAAATCAAAATCAGTCTCATATAAATTCTTGACAATCTCTATGGCCTCATCTGTATAATCATTTAAGTACAACTCTAGGCTATAATTTCCAACATTATAGTTTCCTAATTTCCAACTAAAATCTGACTCAAGTTCTTTTAGATTTTCAAACTTATATACTTTGTTGACCTGTACTATTTTGTCTTTAACAATATAAAAAGATTGTGAATAGTGCAGTAGTGGAGTCTCTAAAGAAATTATATTATTTAAAACATTGTCTAAATACTTAGCAAAAGATATATCTGTTTTATTTGTTTTATTGTATTGTTTGTAGCAACTGTAGGTTCTTGTGTATGGATTCCTTACGACAGAAAAAGAAAATACTTTTTTGTCTATGGAGTTAACTTCTTTTAAGTATGAGTATGGATCATGATGCCTTGGCCAAGCCCTGTTCCAGTTATCCAAATTATTGTCGTACAATATTTTAGAAATTGAAGAGCCTGCAGTTTTTGGTATATGAACAAAAAGCAACCGATCATAATCTATACCTAAAATATTCACAACTATTCCTTAGAAAGTTTTGTTCGCTCATCTACTATCGTTATAGCAAATTTCATCATTTTGTCATAGCCTACAGCATTGTCCATTACTTTATTGTAGTGATGTCCACAGAACAGTAGTTCTCCGTTTAGCCCAGTTACTTGAACCAAGGCTTCTGCATTACACCTATCACATCTATCTAAAGGTGATAACTTCCACTCTGGCTTTACATCATCTTTAAGCATTGTAAACATATTATACCTTCCGATTGTCGGTTTTATAAAATCCAGAGCCATTAAATGTGACTCCTATATCTGAGTATAAACGAACTAAAGGCTTATTGCAAGTCTCACATTTATACCCTGGATCTTCTTCTGACATTGATCTAATTTTTGTATATCTTGTTCCACAAGGCATACAGTCATATTCATATGATGGCATTATTTCTTCTTTTGTTTAGCCTTTATTTGCCATACTGGAAGTTTAAGTTCATCTCCAGACCACTC